TAAACCAGATAAAGAAACAAGACCACCTACAGGATCTAAACGCACAAAGCGATATATCAATGAGGCATTTACATATGTCAAGAATATGAATAAGTGGGAAGCTGCACAGTCATATGCCAAGGATAGAAAGTGGGAGTTTCAGATATGGACAGAGAAAACTCTACAAACCATGGGTATTATGCCTAAACCAATAAAGAAGTTAAAGCCGCTACCTCCGCCGAAGAAAAAGAAAAAATAGCATATAAATACTGCTATGGCAAATATATTTCAAAAACTAGAGCTCGAAGCTTTTAGAGCAGGTGTTACTCCGAGAACAAAGGAATCTATTAATTGGTTCAGGAGAAAGGCCACATCAATGGGGCGTGTAAATCGTAATGCTCTAATGAAAGATGATCCAGTAGAGTTAAAAAGTAAAGGCATTATGGGAAACATGTATATGTTCTTTTATGATCCTAAAACAAAAGACACTCTACCGTATTACGATAGCTTTCCTCTTGTCGTGGTTGTAGGTCCTGCACCCGGAGGATTCTATGGTTTGAATCTACATTATTTGCCTCCTGTACTTCGTGCAAAAATGCTTGATGCTATGATGGAAATAACTAACAATAATAAGTTTGATGAAACTACAAAATTTCAAATGAGATATAGCACTCTCAAGCGTGTAGCAAATTTAAAATATTTTAAGCCGTGCTTTAAGCATTATCTAAATTCAAACGTAAAAAGTAGATTTGCATATGTACCGGCTCCTGAATGGGAGATCGCTACATTCTTACCCACTGCAGATTTTCAAAAATCAAGTAAGTCTACTGTATATAGAGATTCAAGGAAAATGATCTAATGGTATATAGCATTGACGATCTCAAAGGAGAGTTTGGTTCTGGACTTGCAAGAACATCTTTATGGCGTGTGTTCTTGCCATCAGTCGATGGTGCATTTGGTATCACTACTCGACGATTAAATGTTTTATGCAAATCGGCACAGCTTCCTTTTAGACAGATTCTTACAAGTCCACGCATGGTTGGTATGAAAGAACATAAAATAGCATATGGATACGCAACAGATGACGTGTCATTAACCTTTCATGTACCAAATGACTATGACATCAAACAATACTTTGAGTTTTGGCAAAGTAAAATAATAAACTTTGAGACAAAAGAATTAAATTACCCAGATGAATATGGGTTTGAAGTACGAGTACAACAGCTTAGTATGCCAAAAAATGTAATAGGCTCAGCTGAAAGAATATTATCATCAGGTGTATTAAGTAACAGTGCAGAGTTTGATAGTCTGCAAAAGCGACTAGAAGACGCACAAGTTGAATACACTTGTATTTTAGAAAAAGCGTTTCCCACAAGTATGAGCGCTATAGAATTTAGCAATGAACCAGGTGGAATGGTTGAATTGAACGTGCAATTATCATTTAAGGATTGGAGATCTGTATAATGCCTTTACCAACAGTGAACGAGGTACCTAAGTACTCTCTTACTATACCATCAACAAAACAGGAAGTTAGATATAGACCATTTTTAGTAAAAGAACAAAAAGTATTACTTATTGCGTTAGAGTCACAAGACGATAAACAAATTTTATCATCTATTGTAGATACGATTAAATCATGTGTGGTAGATCCGATCGATCCACTTGCTCTAGCAACATTTGATGTAGAATATATTTTTACTAGGATTCGTGCAAAATCTGCCGGTGAGACATCAAAAATAACAATAAATTGTTCAGAATGTGAAATACCAAATGACTATACAGTTGAGTTAGATAAAATAGAATTAAACGTAGAAAAGACTGATGCAAATAAAATAGTATTAAACGAAAACTATACATTGAAATTAAAATATCCGATGTATTCTCATATGGTTAAAGGTGACTTACCAGAAGATGCAGGATATTCAGAGACTCTATATTATTTGACTTTGGGTTGTTTAGATAGTTTACAGTCTGAAGAAGAAAACTTTAATTTTGCAGATGAGCCTAAAGAAGACGTAGAAACTTTTTTAGACTCTCTTACAAATGATCAGTTTGATAAGATTATGGAATTTGTAAATGCTGTACCACAATTGACGCACGATATTAAATTCAAATGTACATCATGTAATCACGATAATACACATATACTGCGAGGTATCCAAGATTTTTTCTCATAAACCTTTCTCATGAAAACCTTATTAACTATTTTGAAACAAATTATCAGTTAATACAAAATCACAAATATTCCTTGACAGAGATTGAAGGAATGTTACCATGGGAAAGGGAGATCTATATCACGATGCTTTCTGAAGATCTAAAAGAACAGGCCGAAGAACAAAAAAGAAGAAACGTAAGGAACTTGTAATGGCAACATTAGCTCAGATTAATGACACTTTAAAAGATCAAACTTCTTCAATAGAAGATGGTACTAAGACGACATCAGGTCTTAAAGATCGCTTTAGCGAGTTTCTGTCTAGACAGCAAGGTAGTGGTGATAAGAGAGAAAATGAAATTGAAGCAAGACAAAAGGAACGACGTCAAAAAGTTATGGCTAGCCGTCCTGCCAGCTTTACTCAAGGAGTAACACAAGGTTTAGGATTTGGTGGAGGCCTTGGCTTCGGCGCAATTGCTCAAAAACTATTGGCCGGAATGGGTCTAGCTGCAGGTGCTATTGGATTAGGTGCTGGTAAATTAATATCATTCGCACCGGCAATTGCAGTCATGTCTAAATTCGGTGAACAAGCCATAAACGCTCTAGTAGATTATGTTGAAAAAGAATACTTTGATGATATGCAGTTAGAGCCGAAAACAAAGAAAAACTTAGTTGATGGTGTACAAACAGCAATAGGCGCAAGATTATTAGGAGTTAAAAGCCCTCTAGGACTTGCAATTGCTGGTATTGTAGGTGCATATGGTGATACCGCAATTGCTGCTATTAATAAAAAGTTTGGAAAAGAAAACGGCGTATATAATATTCCAGGTACTGAGCTTGATATTGATACGCAATCCGAAGCATTCATAAGCGCGCTAGGAGTTACATTGTCCTTAGTTGCACCCGCTTTATTAAGATTTACCGGAAAGGGACTGCTAAAATTACTATTGAAGATGGGAGCTGGTAGGGCAGCTTTTGCTATGGGAGCTGCGGTAGCTGGTATGTTAGGATTAAAAAATCCTTTTGCTGCTAGCGGTAAACCACCACCTATAGATGAAATGAAAGATGCTAATGCTAAAAAGCCGCCTGGGCCTGTTGTTACACGAAAAAGCCCCATCCCTAAAGTAAACGCGGCGGCAGCTGCGGCGGCAAGAATGCAGGCAATAAATAGTCCGGCAACTACCGGGCGAAAAGTAACTATGTATGGAAAGCCAACGGTTCGTAGAGATGCACAGGGAAGATTTCGGTCTTTAAATGATCCGCCCGGTGCAGGCGGAAAGTCTCTGGCGATGATAAAATCAATGAAACAATCTCAGGCACGGATTGCTGCCGAAGCAATTAAAAATAGTGCTGCTCTGAAAAAGTCAGCTACGATGTTGTTAAGAGCAGCAGGGCCACTTGCGGTCGCGTTTGAAGCCTATCAAGGAACTCAAGATCCTAATCTAGCTGACATGCCCGCTCCTTTAGCAGCAACATCAAACGTAGCAACAGGGTTTACATTTGGTATATTAGATTTTGTCCAAAACGGTTATGCAGATTTAAATAATTTAACTAACAAGGGAATAAATCTTTTACTGGACGCTGCAGGCGTTTCGGATGACTATCGATTAGGTATGATGTCTAAGAGCGATACTCAAGCCTCTGCAAATCGATTTATTAGTAGAGCATATGGTAATTATCTTTCAAACCCTCCAGTAATTGGGCCTCAACCTCCTAATGTAGGACTAGCAAGCAAGGATCTTTATGATCCATTTCAAGAGGCACCAGGGCTTAAATTAAATCAAGATTTTTCTAATCATAAGGCTATTAACGCTCCAATGAATATAATAAGCCTCGGGAACACTCAGGACTTCGCTAGTGGAGTTGTTAATATGCCACCGTAGTGGCATTGCCTTTAAGACTAAAATTGTTGATGTCAAAGGATTTTAAAAAAGGCGGGTGTTTATTACCCGCCTTTATTTTTAGTCAGCTTCAGCTAATTTAGCAAAATAGCTTAGAGTGTCATCATCGTCTTCGACTTTGATATTCTCTGCTGTGACTGGTTCGATTCGTTGAGGAGCAGCAGCTTCAACAGGTTCATTCATCTGGGCAGTTTGTGCCATAGTAGCAGCACCCATACCAGCGACTTCACCTAGAATAGAAGATAGCTTAGTCTTCAATTCATCATACGTTTTATAATTTGCAGGATCTGTCCATTCAGATAGATCATACATCTGATCATAAACCGTTTCGAGTTGCGCATCATCACCATCTAAAAGAGGTTTTTGTTTTGCGAACTCAGACTTATCATAGTTACGATAGCCTTCAACGTTACGGATCTTTAATTTAAAGTCCGCACCTTCCCACATATCAAATGGATTAATTGCATCTTCGTCTGCGAATTCTGGTTGCATCATATCCATAATCTTGTCATGGATTTTCTTGCCAAACTGATACAAGAAGACTTTGCCTTCACGTTCAGGATTAGCAGGATCAGATACAACATAGACGTTAGTTACATAATGCAACCGACGCTTCTGCCGACGTGCAGCCTCTTTGTCTTCTTCGATACCAGTATTCCATAGTCTAGAATTAAGTTCACCGACTGGATCGTTTTGACCGATTGATGTGAGAGATTTTTCAATGTACCATTGACCTGTTGGTCCTTTAAAACCATGGTCCCAGTACCGTGCCCAAGGTAGTTCGGCTCCTTCGCGGGCAGGAAGGAATCGTAGAATAGCGTAACCGTTACCAGCTTGATCGACTGTTGGTTTCCAGATTCGATCGTCTGCATAAGATTTCTTTTCACCGCCACCGCCAGTTGCTTCGGCTGCTTTGATGAGTTTAGAGATGTTATCTTTGTTACGTTTTAGATTTGCAAAAGACATATATTTTTCCTTGTATTTGCTGAAATATTACTGTATTATTATACACTATACATGCGTTAGTGTACACTCTTTTGTTTCTTTCTTCGGAGTTTTCTCATTCTCGTAAAAAACCTGTCGGTCTTTGATAGTAAGGTTTGCTTTAGTCCTCGACGTTTGTTTCGGGCTGCAGCAGATTTTGCCATACGTTCGTCACGAGTCGTAGTCATTTTATTCTCCTATTCAAAAAGTAGTGTGTTTCCTTTCGGAAGAAAGTTAAGCCTCATTGCTTCGGCTTCGATTTTGTCTCGAATTGGTGTGGATATAAACTTCTTTACATCCTCAGGGTCAATGTCATTCCTATCACAGACATCGAGAATAGCATCCATGTATGACATTTTCTTTTTAAGCACAGCATTCTCAATAAGAACGCTGAACTTAGATTTAGTTAGGAATTTTGATTCAATCATAGTCGCTCCATACTGTACCTATATCGTCATAGAATACGCCATGCGTACGTTTGATTTCACCATCTTTATCATAGGCAGGTACTATACAATGCCATTTGATTTTTGATGTTCCATACTCACCATAGAAATCATCAGCATATACGCCATCACGTAAATAGCGTTCTAGATTTCTAATGTATGATTGATGATTATTAAATCTACTATAGGCACCAGTTTTATTATTTGTATCAGCTCGCATAGCTTTACGCTCGGCTGACATCAGATCCTTTTGTGTTTTAATCCACTGTCGTACACTCTTTAAAGACATAGGCTGATTTTCTGGTACAGCTAATACGTCAGGATGTATATTCTTGTACGTAGGCGGATTTGCTTTCATACGTTTTTCTCGTGCTACCTTAAGTCGTTCAGCTGCAGCTGCTCGCTGCTCTTCTGACATTGGCTTACGTTTCTTACGAATCTTTTTCACTTGTTCCATAATATACTCCTCATAATATAATACTATTCTAACACGAAAAAACAGAAATGTACACAGTTATTTTTCGTCGAGAGGAAATAATTCTATCTCGCCGTCACTGTGACGTTTCCATTTTACCATATTTTCTTGAATAAGATAATCTATAGTTGAGTTAACCACATCGTCTCTAAAGTCAGCATCATCTTTTTTGCCAAGACGATAAGTCGCGTATGCTACAACTGTCGTAGTAATAGCAAAAAGATATTCTAGCGGGATATACATGTATTTATTTATACTATGTAAATGATATAACAGAGTCGATCCGGAAAGATCGCCATCCTTTATTTTCTACATCCCATACAGCAAGAACATTATCGTTACGCGATTTGACTTCACGTTTTGCTGTATCTCCATTATCAATCGCACCCTCATTGAGAGTACAAATCATAGTACGTTCAGTACCATCAACTTTACGAAAGATCACTTCACAGTTACGATCACGTAACTCTTGCATCATCTCACTACGGTCCACCGTAATCTCCATTTCAATTTCACTTATCACTGCTTTCGCCTCCATTAAATAATTCAGGATTGAGGTGTAATACCTTTTCATCCTCTTCGTCTTTTTCATAAGAACTTTTTAAAATAAATTCATCAATGTCAATTAATACATCAGAGTCTTCAATAAGTCCAACATGATCCTTAATTACGCCCATGCTTTCTTTTAAATGCTCATTAATATTGTCGATACTTTCATTCCACGCAAGAGTAACATGTATCAAGGAATCTAACTTGATACTGATGTTTGTTGTGGTTTGCTCGAGTTTGTCAAGCTGAGCCTTTAATGGATTCAGCATTAACTCAACTTCAATTCCATTAATCCCAGTCATTGTCGTATCTGGTTGTTTCATACATGGTTTCTCCATAGTATTCTTTAGCGTACTTACTAGCATCAGTCCACTGGTACATGTTAGACTCTTTTGGAATCTCCATGAAGTCGCGCTTTTTCTTTGGCGCTCTTTTTGTAAAAGTTTTAGAACTAGCTTTGAGCTTAGCCATCCGCAACGCAGTTGCTTTTTCACGCTTTTGTCTTTCAGCGATTTTAGTAATAGTTGCTAAACGGTCAGCTTTTTCTTGATTAGTCATACATTTCTCCTCATGTTATAATCCTATACTACACTGAAAACACACGAATGTACACAGTTAAATATATTTAGTTTTTAGGTGTGATAAAAATATTACACACTTTTCCACCGAGTAATGTAAGCACCTTCTTTATGCTTCATAGCTTCTATCATCTCATGATACATCTTATGTGATAGTTCGATCAAATCAAACTTTTTCATTTTCTCATTCCACTGACGAATGAATACACCATGATCGTCAATAAACAATTGGACATCCTCATGACGTCCTGTATCATCTAAAATTGTTGTTATAGTTTCTTCCCACTCAATCTCATTTGTAAACATATCACCACTCTTTAAAATCGCCTTGCTCTTGATTATATCTATAGCCTGCTTGATATGCATCCAATTCGTCATCTGTCATTCCTTCCGAATCTACGAGATCAGAAATATAAGTTGAGCCGATATAATAATGAGGAGTAGTACCCCTACGGTAATACGAATCAGCCGCTCCGCGATCAAAAGGACCTCCGTGCCTATCGTCGTAAACTTTTCCATCAAATTCAATTCCTTCCATTATACAAATTCCATGTCTTCATATTCGACAACTTCCGTAAGCTCTTTAACAAGCTTACGACCATAGTCTGTAAAGAGAACGCCTTGTTCCCATACAAAATGTTCTACACACTGACCATGATAAAACTTTTCTTGAGAAGCAATCCAACGAAGTGCAGTCTTACGATTGCCTGCGCCAAGACCTATAACGTCTTCGACTCGAGCTTCAAACTCAGCAATTCTTTGCTTCTCAAGTTGACGCTCGTGTGTTTCATTTACGTCAAGTTGATTGCAAAGATCGGTCCAATGAGTTTGCTTCTCAGAAGGAGTTAATGCATTCCATATGCACATTGCTACTGCACGTGGACGAAAGCCATACACATCTTTGTGTAGATCTGAATATGTGTTATCATCGTAAGTATACATTATGCTGCCTCCTCTACTCTATCGAAGCCACACATTGCAACTTCATATACATCATCACCGCCAAAATCCATACGGTCAAACATCATAGAAGATCTAAGACCAAAAGTTTTTCCACCACGTACAGGAAGATCGGCAACAATCTCAACGTTCTCGTTCTTATCGGTAACGCCTTGAGGATGGCTCCAGCTATCAGCAATATTCTGAGTCCAACGATAAGCATACTCAAGAGCAGCTTTCTTTATGCTAGCATATTCTTTTGGAACATTAACAACGGCGACTTTTGTGAAGCTGCTTGTGTCGAAATCTTTATGATAAACTGTAACTTTCATGGTTATCTCCTCATTTGATGTAACCATCCTACACTATTCAGAAGCATTTGTACACAGTTAATTGCGGTTTTTTGAAAAATAGTTTTGTTGAAAATCAATCACTTATAATTTTTTTTCCAGAGCTCATAATCTTTAGGTTCATT